GGAAGGTGGTCAGACAGATAAAGGTTATTGTCGTTTGTGTTAAGCCCACCTTGGCAAACAACTTTAAATGACTGTGTTCTGTTGGGCATTGTGACTTGTCCTCGTATCAATCATGTATTTATCTTTAGGGATAAGAATGAATGACATATCAGCTAAACTTTTCTTAAAGTTTTGTTCGAATTTGTTTGCTCTCTCATCGTTATCAAGGAACATAAACATATGCATTAAGGCACCATACATAATAACGTAGTCAAAGGTAGTTGGGATATCCGTTTCGCTATCGTAGTCGGATAGATCAGTCGGGACTGACCAATACCTGTACTTTAAAGAATAAGCTTTATCAGGGGACGGTGTAACGCCAAACCCACCACTGTTAGTTTCAAAGACAAACATGGGAATAGAAATTCCTGTAGAACCACTATCTAAGTCGTATGGCATCGCCATATGGTACCATTCGTCTTTGTTTATAGTCTTTAACTTTGTAGTTCTTGTAGAGAGTACACCGTCGTTCTCAATATAGAAAGATTCCCAATCAACAATCTTGAAATTAGAAGGCCAAGAGTATTCCTCTTGTCCAACAACAAGAGTTTGAGAGCCCACCTGAGAGTTAAAAGGCCATTCAAACTTTTGAGAGTTGATTTCCCTAATAGTGTCAATGATAGCATCCTTGGCAGCGGCTTGAATGCCACGAACAGTATCAAATTCGGTAGAGTCAATAGTCACTTCGTTTATTCTACGAAGAACTCTGTTTGTTAAATCTAAATAAGTACTGCCCATGTTTTATATCCTTATTCGAAATCTACTCACTTGTTCCTGAACTTTCGAGACGAAGAATGAACATATCGATCATCGAGATAGCACCAGTTGCTTGATGGAGTTCGTCACGCAGAGCAGAACAACGTGCCTCTGTCGTTGCCGTAACGCCTTCAAGAAGGTTAATCTCAGCCGCAGAGGCTGTAATATTGTCTAGAATAGATAGTTCATCTGGGTCAGAACGACCAGTTCTAGCAGAATCGACGATGCGCTCTGCTAATGTTTTATTGTTTGACATTCATAGCTCCTTTCAGATGGTTCGAATGTGCGCCGGTTAGAGCCCGGCCCAGGTCCGCACGCGGTTGTTGACGATGCCGGGATCACTGATCTTGACGCCGCTTGTGCCGACATAGCCGGGCGGCTCTCCAACGGCGCTCGGCTGCCAGTTCATCTTTCCAAGCAGATCGAGAATGCGAGTGCGCTCGAATATCGTGCCTTCGGCCGGCAGCCCCGACGTCAGCATGTCGGCTAACCATCCTGTTGCTACGAGATTGGCGTGGTAGCCGGGGACGATGACGTCGGGCGTGATCTCGTTGCCTTCTTCGTCGAGTACAGCAGGCGTCTTCACGACCGCGCCGATTTCAGAGCAGAGGATGACGTCGAGCGTTCGGATGGAGTTGTTCTCTGGGCCGGGTTCCTCCTCGGTCGCCAGCCATGCGATATGCCGGCCGTCTGGCAGAATGAGCCCGGCCATGGTGTTCGCGAACGTCTCGCGGTCGAGTGCCCACAGGAGCATTTCGATGGGAGCGGTCATAGCGTTGTCCTCGCGATCATGTCGGCCTGCGATAGGCGCTCGGGGATGAGGGCGACGGACCCGATGGGGGCTGAGTATTGACCGCCAGCCTGACCACGTCCGAGATAGAAGAGAGTCATACCTGCTGCCAGCGCACCGCTTGCGTCGGTTCCTCGGCTGACGCCCTTCGTCACGAGTTCGTAGTCGTCAGCCTTGTGTGCAGCGGCGAACTTGTATCGGGGTGTGGCGCTGTTGTTGACGCTCACTATGGACGCTGTATCGGAACCACCTGACCTATTGATGAGTTGCAGCGCCAAATTCCCCGCCGTCGCGTTGCGGAGATAGGCTCTGTCATTCGCGTCCTTATACAGGTCATATAGGACAAACGCATTCGACTGCACGTCAGGGCACGGCTCCGCCTCGCCGAGGACGGTAAACTCGCTGCCGAGCGCCGGCACCTTCGTCAGGTCGACATAGAGATTGTCTGGTGCGCGGGTGACGGCAGACCCGCTTGTCTTGATCGGGCTTGTCGCAAAGGCTCCGAGTTCCATCTGCGGCAAACCGATCCGCAGCGTGATGTCGACGGCCGACCCGTTGGTCAAATTTAATTCCAATTTCGGCAGCGTGTACGTGGTGCTGGCGGGAGCCGTCAAAGACGATTCGAATCTCGTTAGTGTTGACGACAGAGAGGCGCTGAAGCTGCTGCCTCGTTTCGTCGATCCCGGGCCTTGCCAGTTGGTCGCCAGCGTGACCGAGGAGATATTGGCAAGACTGCCGCCGACGATTGCTAGATACGTCGAAAGATTCCACACCTGAGCTTCAGACGCGACAATCGTGGAAGATGGAGAGAAGCCAATCGATAACCTGTTGGTCGAAGTCGGCGTGCCGTAAATACGCAGATCGATGTAGTCGATCCCGTTGAGGCTACCTGCTCCGACGACTTCTTGCGAGCATCCTAAAAGAACAATGGCCCACCCGGTGGGCGGTGTGCCCGGAGTGCCGGCAGCAGCACCGACCATCGTGTTGTTCGGGATGCCATTCGTCCGCTGCGGTTCTGGAAGCAGCCCGAGCGGGACGCCTGTAGCGCTGTAGTGGCAGCGCAACGCTGTTCCAGATTGCCACGCTCCGGCTGAATCCAGTATCAATTTGGTTGAAGGTGATGGGTAAACCAAGATACCATTCGAGAGTGCCTCTGCCATAGTACCAACGAAATTATTTGTCGGCGTACTAGAGTCCCTAACTAAAACAGTATCATTTATTACGTCTAGAACGAAACCGTCGGTTTCACCCGATAATTGTAAAAAGGCGTTAAAAGAAGGAGTTTTTCTAAATCTTTGTTGGTAAGATCGAATTCTAAACATTACGTGTATTCAGCTACGTTAGCTGCTCCACCAGCGTCTGAAGCCCAAATACCTGTAATAGCCCCCGTATAACCGAATGGTACTTCAAAATAGCCACCTTGAATAAGTGGGACATTGTAACCTGTCGTCGCAGTGGCCGTACCACCATCCATCCTAAGGTACAAAATGGCAGTAGACGTATTAACAATAGAGGCACCTTTTCTTCTAGAGTTGGATGCTAAAAGTGTCACCGAAGAATCGGAATCTCCTACGGTAGAAAATGTACAAGTGTTAGATTTAATTGGTGCATACTCAGACATTAAAATCTCCTGATAAAAAATAGGGGGACACCATTTAGCATCCCCCTAGTTGTTAAGTATTAAGAACCAAGAGCAACAATGCCAGGAGCCTTACGGTCCGAAATGTCCATAAGGACAGCCCAAACTCTAAGCTCACCTGCCGTCGGAGCAGCAGTAGCAGTCTTGATCAGGATATCGATAGTATCGGCAGAAGCGCCAATAACGACAGGCTGGTAAGCCGCCGGTTGCTGTGGGTAAGCACCAGCCGAAGCGCCGTCGAGGTCGAAACCATCAACGAAAACATCGGCGTCGATATCAGTGATACCCATGTCGACAGTAACGTCAGTCTGAGTATCAGTCGTCTCCGTGGTCACTTCAAAACCCGCTGCAAGTACGAGAGTACCAGCAGGGACATCAATAACCTGAATAACGTCGTCAGCAGCAAGGGCAGAACCCTTTTCAGTAGCCGCAGCGGCGATATCAAGGTCAACCTCGACGAGATACGGTAAAGACGTATTACCCGAGCGAGTGGGGTGCAACGTGGTCACACCCGCAGACATATCAACAGTAGCCATAAGTAATACTCCTTAAATTAGACGTTGATATTGTAAATGGCGCGAACGAGCGTCTCGGGACGCAAGATTTTCATTTTCATTCAGTAAGAGTCGTTAAGTCTTACCCGAGGTTAAATATTGTATTGCTCTCTGTAAAAGTTTTGGACTATCTTTAAACTGACCGAGACCATGATTACAAGAAGAGCAGAGCAAACCTCTGACTACTAATGTCTCATGACAATGGTCAACAAAGAGTCTAGAAGTTCTTTTACTAGAAATTTTACTTTCACAGATCGCACAACAGTAATTCTGTTTTTCTAAAAGCTGTTCGTAGCCTTCAAATGTTAAATTGTATGTTCTTTTAACGAACCCTTTGTACTTTCTTAGTTCGTCACACGTTTTACACTTTGATCGCATCGCTATACCACCAAAACTCCTTTTATCTCTCGATAAAGTAAATTCTGAGGCGCTCTTAAAAGTATTACAAGTTGTGCATTCCCTTCCGTCTTTATGCGGATGGTTTTCTGGTAGTTTTAATTTCATTCTAAACTTAACCTTTCTGCTATATGTTTCCATATAGATTAGACTATATCAAAAACTTAGTGTATAAGTTTCCCTCTATTTCCATCCACTTGGATGTACACCTTGGTAGGGTTAGTCGTTGCACGTTCCTCATAAGAGGCTTCGCTCAGGGTTGTCATAGAAGCGCGCTGTCTTCCTTAGAGTTTCTCTGAATTAAGAGGGTTTCGACATACAATTAATGTATGAAGCGCATTAGGAGTTAATATTGTAGATAGCTCGAACTAAGCTTTCACTCCTAAGTATTTTACGGCCGTAAAGCTGCATACCACGAACAATATCAGCGAACGAGTCAGGATCACGGTACGATTCCGTCTTTGTGATCTGAGTAGCAGTGGCGGCGGCGGACATATGACCCGCAAGGATCACACCGTAGTTCGCGGACGAACCGTTGGAGTCAGCCGTACCAGGACCCGTACCGAGATACGGAAGGTTATTAGACATGTGGACATTAAATCCACGAATCTTACCAGCCGAAATTCTGCCGTTAGTGAAGTCTTCCGAACCCTGATAGTCATGGTTCATAAACTTCGAGTTTTCGTCCATCAGAATCTCAACGAAGACCGGATCAACGACAACCCAACGACCATCCTTCGGGACGTTATAGAGGTCCATAATACGATTCATTCGGTTAAGGATCGCAAGAGGAGTCACATCGTAAGTACCAGCGACACCAACAGCGATAGAGTCCGAGGCGGAACCACCCGAGACAAAGTCGTCACGAGCGAGCTTCTGAGCAGTAAGCCATTCGTCAGTACCAGCCGACGTATTGGCTACCGAACCCGAAGTCGTAGTATTCGCAATCCAGACGCCCGAGCTATTCTTAACGTAGCCCGACATATAACCCAGAACTTCCGAGTCATACGTGTCCTTCATCTTGTAGCCTGCACGGTCGGTGGCGAGGTCCATCCAGTTAACGTGCGAGTGCTTCTCTTCAATGTCATCGACCTTAAAGGCGAAGTAATTAGCCTTATCTACAACGAGCGAGAAGTCCTCATCCGTCATATCCTGCGGAGTAATCTGAGTACCACGTGCGTAGTTCTGGACAGTGATTTCCGGCTCCTTGATAATGCGAACCGAATCACCGAAGTTAGAGATTTCCCCAAAAAAGTCCGAGTTAGTAATACCCTCTACAACCGAGGCCTTACGGAAGGCTTTCTGAACCTTCTTAGAGTAAAGCGTCGGAGAAAATACTCCATTGGGCAAATTTTGGTAACCAGATGCTTTTTGAAATGCCATAGTAATTCTCCTATGAATAAATTAAATTTGTTTAGGTTTAAGGTAAACACACATTCACAAGAGAGGTCAATTTATTGTTGGGTGTCTTTCAGAGGATCAGTCCTTAAGAGGCCAACTTAATTGAGTAGTCTGTCTATGTTTTTGTTGTCTTTAGTTGTTAACACAAAGTAGTCTCTTTCGAGGGTTTGTATTAACGAGCAGCCCCGGTGACATCGTACTCAATTCGACCGGTACGAAATGCTTCCATAATGTCATCTTCTAAACGTTCGTACTCTCTCGCAGACATTTTTTCAATCTGCGACTCTTTGTACTTAGGTCTATCCGAAGACATATCGGGACCACTAGAAACTTTACGTGTTACGTTTTCGGCTGCTTCTCTTTTAGAGTCAACCTTTTGTTTTTCTTTAGTATAAAGACCCATATCGGCCTTATACAAATCGATAACTCTTCCGGCGGCGATAGCGTCCCACCCATTGAGTGAATCGATCATCCAAGCTGGCTGAGCTTCCGCCCATTCCTTGAACTTTGGATCAGGAAGAATCTTATTAAAGAAATCAGGGTGAAGCCGATTTAACTCAGCGATGGCCTTATCTCTATTAATCTGATCTTCAATCTGCTTGACTTGTTCTAAGCCCTTTTTGTACTTGGTATCCAACTCTTGATTGTTCTGTAGAATCATAGTCTGGATGTGGCCAAAGACATCGGGGTACTTGCTTTTCCAACCGTCCAATTCCTCTTTAGTCTTTGGAAACTGAGGGCCAGTGGACATACTCGATAGCTGTTGTTCAAGCTCTTTGATACGGTTATCTTTCTCAGAGACTAACTGTTGGTTATAACGACGAAGGTCGCCGTACCTCTTTTTAAAAGTTTCCTCTTCAAAAGAGAGTTCCTTTTCCTCAGCCTCTTCTTTCGTATCTTCTACCTTCTTGCTTTCAAGCTCTTCAAGCTCTTGGTCTTCACGAACAAGTCTTGCATCATTTTTGTACCTTGTCATGTATTCTCCTTCAGGGGTCGCTTTATAAAACGAGTTGCCTTACCAATTAAACTACAGATCGCTTCACCAAAATTGCATATCTGTCGCCCGATAAAGTTAGATTTCTTTTCAACACCCATACGATAAGCCATTTCTGTGGCCCATCCTTTCACAAAGAAAAATAAGAATTCTTCTAAGATAGGGTGCTTCTTTTTCTTTAAGTACTCAACAATAGGCTCTGCCCAGAGTTGATAACCATTCATTGTATCTTCAGAAATGTATATTGCACCGTAAGAACTATCAGCAAAATAAAGCTCATCTGATAGTCTTCCTTTTCCGTGGAAGTATGTACAGAGGATTGTATCTCCCCCAGCGTCTCCACTGCCGCTTCCGGGGCCTGGTCCGTGTTCGGACGGAGAATCCAAACCACCATAACCGCTGTAACCTCCACCACCGCCTTTTCCGGCAGAGCTTGATCCACTCCCTGAGCCTGAACTGGAAGTGCTGCCACTAGAAGAGCTACTCGTACCACCAGAGTAGTTACCTAGACCTGATTGTGAGAAACCACTATAACCAGGAGAGCCTGTGTTAGAGGAGCCTACGGCACCAAAACCTGATCCAAATCCTGAGGCGGAACCACCAAGGGAACCTGCATTAAATCCACCAAAGGAAGACTCAGCACTAGGAGCAGAATAACCACCAGCACCTATAGACTCTGAAGTAGCCCCAGCGGTTGATTGCGAACCGTATCCACCACCGAAAGAACCACCGAAGGTACCTGGACCACCGAAGTCTGTCCCTGCGTCGGTACCTCCACTGAAACTACCATAACCAGAAGTTCCGACAGCGCCGAAACCAGAACCAAAACCAGAAGCAGTACCACCTAGTGAACCAGCGTCAAAACCATAACCAATACCAGTACCGGCAATACCCGTGGGATTATCAAATGAACTAGAAATACCAGTCATTCCCTGTAGACCTGCCATGGCTTGCCCGCCATAACCAGAGCCCGGAGCACTTCCGAAAGCACCAAGGCCATCCATTTGTACACCAGAACCTGGCCCAACAGAGGTTGTATTAACACCGTAGTTAGCGAAAGCTTCCGAAGGACTTGCGTAAGAGAAACTCGGAACATTACCAGTAAAAGCTGGTTGTGAAGCAGCGACGGCTGCCGCGTATTCCTCTGGTGAAACAACATCAAAGGAAATAATACCTGTATTCGGATTGACCGAAATTGTACCTTTTCCAGCACCAGTTAAACCCGCTAGGCCACTGGCTGAACCTGACAGACCAAGACTAGAACCAGAAGTGGTTCCTTTACCAGAGGCCATTGCCCCTGCAATACCAGAAGCAACAGCTTCTGTCGTAAAAGACGGTCTACCAACTTCAGATACATTTACTTCATTTGGCAAACCCTTAGAGTATTCACTTACGTTTGTACCCGGAATCGCAATATCAGAAAATGTATGTTCCCCTACGTCTGTCGTACCATCCTTGGAGTAGTCAGACCAAGAAGGACTAACGATAGAAGGATTCCAATAGTGTGTAGCATTTGGTGCAGGAGAAGGATTAGTTCCATCGTAGTAATCTTGAATGGCTTCCGTAATGAAATCACCAAACTCTTGGAAGTTAGCTTCTGTTGTTGCTAAGTTAGAGGACATCAGTGAATTGTATTGACTGCCAGTTAAGACACTAGCTAGGTTTCCTCCGTGTCTCGCAGAAGCTGCTCTATTTTCTATAGTTCCTAGGATGGCAGCAATTTCTTGTCGTGCTACAGATTTAGCGGCTTCATCACCAGAGTTAATACCGGCAAGAGTATTAGAACCGAGTTCACCTGCGATAGCCTTCGCTAGAGCCGTAATTTCTTCAACAGTTCTAGGGTCCCTCATCAAAGGATCAAGAACATCACTTCTATTCTGAGTGGGTGCAAAACCCATCGGAGCAAAAGCTTGTTGAGCGTCATTACCAGAACCGTAGGCTTGACCAACAAAACCAGTGTTGTATCCAACAGGCTCAGGTGTCGTCGACTTTTGAGTACCCTCGGTGGCAACGTCTTGAACAGGATCGTTTCTAGGAGAAGCAGTTGGTGTCGGAATACCCGTCGGACTAAATTTATTAGGAAGGCCAATAGAGTCATTGATAGCGTCTTTGAACTGTTGGCCTAAACCACCCCAACCAGTCGCCTTTGAAGGGTCGACAACGTCAGCATGGATAGAAGTACCACCCATATAGCCACCAGGATTACCAAGACCAATACCAGTAATACCTAGGCTAGCCAGCGAAGCAGCGATAGACTTTAGGGCCTCTGTGCTTTGAACTCTGTTACCCTGGGGGTCTACAATATAGAAGTCAGCGGCTTTGCCAGTCGTGTGCCTTGTAGTACCAACTTGACCGGCAGCCTTACCAGCAGCGTCAGCAGCCTTATTCGCCTGTGCCTGTGTTTTACCAGCTACAATAGCTGCTTGGTAAGCTTGGGCACGGGCTTCATTGATAGCTGCTTGTTGTTCGGGGGAGTAAGTTCCAGAAGAAACAACGGCTTGATAACCAGGCCCTAGTGTTTGTTCTACCGCTTGTTGGATAACATCCATCAGAGTAGCGTCAGGGGCAACACCACGGCTTTTGCCAGCTAGGTCCGTCTTAGCAGTTCTGTTCGTAAGATTACCTAGACCTAAACCAGGTGTGATAGAAACGTTCTTGGCACTCTCGGGAGAAGCTATACCAGTTGATTTGCTTTCTGCTTTTGCTTCCTTAGACTTTCCTTTAGATTTAGATTCACTTTTTGTTAAAGGACTCTTTACGTTGGCAAAGGGACTTTTGATATTTGCTAGTGGACTTTTTGCTTCAGTAACATCCTTTACGATGTCTTTTAGATTACCTAAGAAACCTTGTGCTTGCTTTCCGTATTCTTCGGCGAATTTAGCTTCAGCCGCTTCTTTTGCTTCAGGAGTAGCTTCTTGGATTTCTACGTCATTGGCTTCTGCTCTCGCAAGAGCCTCTTGTGGGGTCATTGTAGTACGACCCGAGGGAGTAGTAGCTTCGAGTCCAATGGCTACTTGTTGATTACCAATCGTGGCTTCAGCAACGACGCCTTTATTATCTTGGACGATACCTCTTAGAGCTTCCTTTGTGGATTGCTCAGGGAGTCCGAGAGTTTCTCTTGCCGCGTTAATGGCAGCTACGTTATTGGCATTGACAGCGGCATTGATACCTTTACCAATAATACCTGGAATTCCCGGAAGAGCAGAGGCTAAACTAAGAAAACCAGGCTTATTGACGTAACCAAAATTATTAGCAGGTGTCCTGTCTTCAGAAGTTAAGGCAGATGAATCAGGGTCTCTCCCGTTTCTAGGGTTTAGCCACTCCATGTCAGAGAGTGAACCACTCGAAGAGCCTTGAGTATCTCTATCAGAAATGCCGGGCAGGAATGGTGTTAATGGAAACCCTTCGATAGCATTCAGACCATGTGGCATGTCTAACATAGAGTTTAATCCATGGGGAAAATCCTCAGTGGCTAACTCATTCTGTGAATTAACAGTATAACCAATAAGAGAAGTCAGTTCTTGTTTTGTTTGTGCGTCAACGTAAATAGTTTTAATCTTACCGTCAGGGCCTCTAGTAATTTTTCTTACAGCTTTTTTCTGTGTAGCCATAGTTACCCCTCAGCTTCTTTTATAATCTCTTCTCTTAAGGTTAAAAGTCTTCTTAACTCAACGATCTTACCCTGCATACGATAGAAGTCTTCGGGTTTGTTACCTGAATTCTCCATTTGTTCATGGATTAGATGTATCCTGCTTTCGGCGTAGAGCTTTAGTAGATCGTTATGTGTATTAACTAAAATAAGAAGCTGTTTTGCTAACTTTTTATCCATTAGGAATCCCTTGTGTAGCGTTAGCTCCACCGCCAGTATAGCCTTGTTCCTGTGGACCCGGAGCAGCTCCAGGTGCGATGTTACCACCACCAGTCTGAGTAGGATCACTCGGAGAAGGTAACGCAGCAGGATTACCACCGCCACCACGAGGAGCATTAGGATCGATGCCCATCTTTAACTGCATCTGTTTTAGCATCTCAGCTTGAATGCCTGCTTCTCTAGGATCATTAACTACCTTTTCAGGGTCAAGATCAAGTGATGCAGCAAGCTCCCTGAGGATGTAATCGACTTTAACAAATGGCAGATAAATCTGATCTCCTGTTAGCTGCATGAACTGTAGGAGTTTCTGACTTCTCACTTCGTTTCTCATAAGAGACTCAGTTCCAAGTGCTACAACTTCAAGGTCACCTAGGTACTTCTTGTCAAAGTTAAACTGCATGTTAAAGGCGAACATTGCTTTACCAAGAGGCATAAGCAAATAGTCGTCGATATTACGAACAACAGCCTTAATATTCTTGTCTGCTGCACCCATGAGCATAGACATACCAGCGGCAGTTCTACCGGTATTCATGATACCAGAGATACCATGGGAATAAGAAGGTAGACCGGTGGCCTCATCTGCTAGTTGTCTGGCCTTATCAAACATAGCCATTGTTTCTTGCGAAACGTTATTGATTTTATGGGAGAAGATAGCCTGTCCTGGAGCACCACCTTGACGCCTAAAGATTTTACCGGGGTACAAGTCCATGCTTTGACCTGGGATCAGGTTGTTCTCATCTACTTCAAAGATAACATTAGAGGATAACGCGGCGTTGTCGACAGCAAGTCTCATAAAACCATTCATAAGAAGCTGAGTATCTTCCATGTTCTCTGCTACACCGATACCAAAGAAAGAATAAGGATTCAATTCGTAAGGACACGCGTAGTAAGGAATTCTGGCTGGGGTAAACGGGTTTAATACTAATCGAATAACTTGATTATTACAAACCCAAGCGTTAACCTGTACCTGATCTAGTCCCTTTAACTCTTTAGGGATAGTGAGGTCCATCTGTTCTGCTAAATCAGCGTCTAAGAAACCCCAATACTCTAGGACTTCATAACGAGTAAGACTGTTTTGCTCTTCGTTGTCCTTTAGAATGTGCTCCCAATACTCTTGCTCGTAATTCGGGCCTTCCTTGATAGCTAATTCAATACTTTCGCTTCTGAAGAAAGGTCTTTTCTTGAGTTTTCGTAAATCAGACTTCGAAATTCTATGTCTCTCAATGAAAAACTCGGACTCTTCCATACTTCTAGCGTCCGGGTCAGGGTAAGAGTCCCAAATTGAAATCTGACAAACATCCGCCAGCGTTTTAAAGAGAGGAGAGTAAGAACCATCCTCTGACCACTGTGGGTATTCCTTGGTTTTGAGATGAGGTCCCTTGAAAATACCAGTACCAAACAAAGACAACTCAAAAGCAAACGATCTTAGGTGTTTATTGGCGTTAGCCTCTTCCAGTTGGTCATGAATGAGCTTCTCCATCTCCTTGGCAGCCTGGGTGGCAGGTTCCCAAGTGAAAGAAGAAGAAGTTTTTCCATGTCCTTCTTTAAGTTTTCCTTCAGGTACACGAGAAAGAGAGTCTTTTAGACCACCAACAGCGTCTAGAATATCTTGGCGAGCAATAGTAGAAGGTAATTTCGTACCTTGGTCTTGTTCTTTTGGATCGTAGTATACTGCTTCTGCCGTATTTTCGGTAACAACAGGTGTTTTACTAATACCAATTGGAAATTTAGCGGCAGAAAACAGTACATCTACAAGTTGGGCGTATGCCGCGAGGACTTTTGTCTTCGTAACCTTGATAAATGCCTTACTTTTCTCAGTAGAAGTGAACTGATTTGAAGAGTCTGGCTTTCCTCTGTAGTTTTTGTAAGCAGT